ACGGCAACCCGTGCCTAGCGTGGCAGATCTCCAATGTGACGTGCCGCGAGGACGCGAACGAGAACATCTTTCCGCGCAAGGAGCGGCCCGAGAACAAGATCGACGGCGCCTCGGCGCTCATCATGGCCGTGGGGCGCGCGCTCGTGAGTGACACGGCGCGCAGCGTGTACGAGGATCGCGGCGTTTGTGTCATCGGAGAAACCCAGGAGGCGAGTACATGAGCGAGCGAGCGGCCAGGCACGAGCCGGCGATGGGCGTCCTTGAGGCGTACATGGGGGACTCGTGAGGCCGACGGTGCCGGAGGTCATGCCGCTCGTGCGGCGCTACTACGAGAAGCACCCGAGCGGGGGGAGTCTGCACATTCTCTTGGACGATGGCAACGTCAGCGATTCCGACGCCGACTTCTGCCTGAAGGCCGCCACAGAGGCGGGCGACGCCGACGGCGTCGAACTGGCGCGACTCGTCGCGCAGATGAGCAGAACACAGCGACTCAAGCTAGGGGCGAACCGATGAGCGAGCGAGCGGCCAGGCACGCGCGGAGTTTCTTCCGGGAACTCGCGGCGCGCCGGCAGGACTACGTGCGGCTCCGCCCGTGCCCGCGTTGGTGCTCGGCCCGGCTCTGGCGCTGGGCGCTGATGTGCGCGATACGCTTCGTGTACATGGGGGATGAGTGAAGATTCTGGATTCCATCACGGTCACGACCGGAGGTTTTATGCGAGCGCAGGACATGACGATCCGCGTGCATCTCTCGGGGCCATTGCGGCTACGCCTGGCCTTGGGCCTCGCGGTGCTCCGCGTGGGGGCATGGCTCATCGGAGCCAAGGCGGACGTCCGCCAGGCCGGGCACATTGAGACGCCCGACCACATGGACGGGACATGACCGTTGCTTGGCGCGCCTTCCGCGCGGCCTGGGCCGCCGTCGAGGTGCGGGATCTCCAGTTCTACGGGGGCCTGGCGCTGGCCGCGTTCGCGCCTTGGCGCCTAGCAATAGTTGGCGCCGCGCTCTCAGCTTGGGCAGCTTTAGGTGGGGCACTCATCGCGCGGCTGGCGCGGAAGGAGTAGGGCATGGGCGGCATCCTCTCGCTAGTAGAGCGCCAGACGCTCCGCGCCGACGTGTCGTTCACATCGTTCGACGCACTCGATCCTCTCTGGTATTCCCCCATCGGCTCCACCGTCTCCACCGAGGCCGGCGTGCGCGTCGGCCCCGACGGCTCGATACGCTCCTCCGCCGTCTTCGCCTGCGTCAACCTCGTGGCCCGCACCATCGCCAGCCTGCCGCTACTCGTCTATCGGCGCCTCGCCGGCGATGACCGCGAACGGGCCACGGACAACCCGGCGTATGCGTTGCTCCGGCGCCGGCCGAATCGCTGGCAGACCTCCTTTGACTGGCTCTACCTCAAGACGGCGCACCTCCTGTTGCGCGGCAACAACGTGGACCGCATCTACGCGGACCCGCGCACGGGCGAGGTCACAGACCTCTGGCCCCTGATGCCGGACACGGTGAGCGCCGAACGCGCGCCGAGCGGGCGCTTGCGCTACCGCGTGCGGCCCCCGAGCGGTGAGCCCTATGTGCTCCTGGATGATGAGGTGGCGCACGTCCGCGACTACGCGCCGGACGGTATCTGGGGCCTGAGCCGCATCACGCTCGGCGCCCAGGGCATCGGCCTCGCGCTGGCGGCGGAAGCCTACGGCTCCCGCTTCTTCGCCAACAACGCGCAGCCGGGGCTGATCCTTGAGCACCCGAAGGCGCTCTCGGAGAAGGCGCGCCTCAATATCGAAAACTCGGTGATGCGGCGCACGGCTGACCGCAACCAGTTCCGCCCCTTCGTGGCCGAAGAGGACATGAAGGTCAAGCAACTGGCCATCAGCGGCAAGGACGCCCAGCTCGTCGAGTCGCGCGTCTTCCAGGTCGCCGACATCGCGCGATGGTTCGGGGTGCCGCTCTTCATGATCGGCATGGAGGAGAAAAGCACGTCCTGGGGGAGCGGCATCGAGGAACAGAAAAACGGTTTCGTCACCTTCACCATCGGGCCGTTCCTCGAATTGTACGCGCAAATCCTCAACGCCGCGCTCTTCGGCGACGACGACGAGTACTTCTGCGAGTTCGAGCTAAAGGCACTGCTGCGCGGCAACACGCTCGCACGCTTTCAGGCGTACGACATCGCCGCGCGTGCCGGCACGGGCTGGATGACGCGCAATGAGATCCGCAAGTCCGAGAACCTGAACCGCGGCCCCGACGAGCTGGACGAGTTCCTTGACCCGCTGAACACCGCGCCGAGCGGTGCCCCGCGTGGCACCGCGCCCGATGACGGCGTGGCGGCCTTCGCCATCCTGGCGGCCGACGCGGGCGAGCGCATCGCCGAACGCGAGGCGCGGGACATCGAGCACCGGCCGAAGCGCATCGCCGACGCCCCGGAGCGGTTCGCCGCGTGGGCCGACGGCTACTACGCCGAGCACACTGCGTATGTCGAGCGTACCCTTGAACCGCTGGCGTCGGCATGGCTGCGGGCCACGGGCGGCGTGGTGCCGGTGGCGCTGACGGGTCGGGAGATCACGGCGCGCGGCCGGCAAGCGGCCGACCCGTGCCCGGTGGGCGCGGACCTGGAGACGTGGCGCACGCAACGGGCCGCGCAGGTGGCGGGCATCATCGAGGCGGCGCTCGCGCCGCAGACACTTCGGAGGGTGGCATGAGCAATCCCGATTATACGCTCGGAATCCCGGTCGATCTTTCCGGCAAGGTTGAGGTGCTGTACCCGCTCGTAATCTGCGACCGGGAGAACGCGGTCGTTGTCCGCGCCAAGATGGACGGATCGGTGGAGTACGGCCTCGGCTACACGACGGACCAGGCTGCTGCCCGCTTGTTTTGGGAAGCGATGGCGCGGGGTTACCGTGATGTGTGTTTGCCCGAGGCGGTCACCGACGTGGAAGTGGCGCGCTTCTTCTGTCAGGACGAGGGCGGCCCCTGCGAAAAGTGCATCGAGACGGTAACCGCGGTCAAAGTGGCGCTCCGTCGCGCCCAGGAACGGAGTATCACGTGAGCGGCATGGGGCACATCCTACGGGCGGCGGGCTCGATTCCTTGGGCCATTCAGCCCGAGAAGTTGGACGCCGTGATGGCGTTCCTCGCCTTGCGCGCCAGCGGTGAGCGGTTCACGCGCGACGAGGTCGCGGCCCGGATCGGCGCCAAGAAGTCGGCGCCCGGCCAGCCGCCCCAGGGCTCTGGCGTTGCGGTGATTCCCGTCTACGGCATCATCGCGCAGCACATGGCGCAGGTGGACGACATCTCCAGCGGCGGCGGCACGAGCACCGAGGAGATCGGCGCGATGTTCGACGCCGCGATGGCGAGCCCCGACGTGGGGACAATCGTGCTGGCCGTCGATTCCCCCGGCGGCACGGTGTACGGCGTGCCGGAACTGGCCGCGCGCATCTTCGCGGCGCGGGGCAGGAAGAAGATCGTAAGTGTCGCCTCAAGCCTGATGGCTTCCGCCGCGTACTGGTTGAGCGCCCAGGCCGACGAGGTCGTGGCCTCGCCCAGCGCCGAGGTCGGGAGCGTCGGCGTCTACTCCGCGCACATCGACCTCACGGGCGCACAGGAGCAGGCTGGCATCAAGATCAGCATCTTCTCGGCCGGTAAGTACAAGGCCGAGGGGGCGCTTGGCCAGCCGTTGAGCGAGGAAGCGCAGGCCTTCGAGCAGTCGCGGGTGGACGAGATGTATTCGATGTTCATCGCCGATGTGGCGCGCGGCCGGGGCGTCAAGTCCTCCGAGGTGCGCGATGGCTTCGGCGAGGGCCGGATCGTGGGCGCCAAGCAGGCCAAGGTGCTCGGCATGGTGGACCGCGTGGCGACGCTGGACGAGACGATTGCCCGGTATCTCAAGCGCGCCGCGCCGCGGGCGGCGGCGAACGCCGACACGCTGAGGCGCCAGCTCGCGCTTGCAACAGTTGGACAGGGGCCAGCCGCCCCGTAGATTGCAATCGTAAGCCACCGCGCGCCGGGGATGCCCCGGCCGGGTGACGACGCAGTAAAGACGTAGTACCCATCACTCAGTCCGCATGGCGGGCGAGGATGCGTGAGACCTCTCGGGGAAACCCGAGGACTCCCGTCCTCGCCCGCTTTTTTGCGTGCGGGGGCAACCCGATGAAGGAGAAGAGAAGATGCCCCCCAAGAACCGACTGCCCAAGTACGAGGCCGACATGGCGGCCGTCGTGGCAGAGATGGGCGCCCTGCTCGAGGTGGCCAGCGCGCAGGAGAACGGCGCGCTTACCGCAGAGCAGAAGGCGACCCACGACGCGCTCGAGGCCAAGCGGGTGGCGCTGAAGGAAAGCGTCGATCGCGAGAAGGCGCAGCGCGAGCACGAGCGCACCGCGTCGGCCGTCGAGCCGGCGGTGCGCGTTGGCGCGCCCCGCGCGGACGCGGACACGAAGCGGCGCGGCTTCGCCAACCACCGCGAGTTCCTGATGGCCGTGATGGAGAACGCCGGCCTCCAGTCCCGCGCCGACGTGAGCGACGAGCGGCTCCGGCCGCTGGCCGTGTTCGACAAGGACGACAAGGCTTCGGCCGGCGAACTGGCGTTCCTGTTGCCGACGGCTTGGACGCCGCGGAGCCTGATGGCGACCGTCGGCTCCGACGAGCAGGGTGAGTACGATGACCGCTACGGCGGGTTCGCCGTACCGACCACGCGGCTCCCCGGCATTCTCCAGGTCGGCTTCGAGGGTGACCCCACGGCGGGGCTCACGCAGAGCGTCCCGATGGGTTCGCCGACCGTCGAGATCATGGCCCGTACGGACAAGGACCACACCACGAGCGTCTCGGGCGGGTTTACCGTCACCCGGCGAGCGGAGGCGGTGGCCCTCGCCGCGACGCGCTCGCAGCTCGAAATGGTGACCCTCAAGGCGGCCAGCCTGTTCGGCTTCGCGGCCATGACCGAGGAACTGCGGGCCGACTCGCCGCAGTCGTTCGTGGCGATCGTCGATACCGGGTTCCGCACACAGTTCCCGGCCCACATGCTGAACGAGAAGCTCCGCGGCAAGGGTGGGAACGAGTACCTCGGTGTCTTCACGGCGCTCGCGGCCTCCTCGCTCGGTCCCACCGTCAGCATCGCCAAGGAGACCAATCAGGTCGCCGACACCATCGTCAGCGACAACGTCATCAAGATGGCCGCGCGCTGCTGGGGGCTCGGCTCGGCGATCTGGCTCGCCAACCACGACACACGCCCGCAGCTGATGAAGCTGTCGATCGCCGTCGGCACCGCGGGCCAACTCATCTACACACCTTCGGCGCAGATGGGCTTCCCCGATATGCTGCTCGGGCGGCCCGTCTATTACACCGAGTACGCTGGCACTGTGGGCGATCAGGGCGATCTCGCGCTCTGCAACTTCACCCAGTACCTCGACGGCCTCTACCAGCCCTTGCAGTCGGCCGAGTCCGTTCACGTGCGATTCCTGAACCACGAGATCGTTTACAAGTTCTGGCTCCGCAACGCCGGCGCCCCGTGGTGGAGGACGGCCCTGACGCCGGCCAAGTCCACCAACACCCTGTCGCCGTTCGTCGTCCTCGACGCCCGCTAAGGAGAACTGATCATGGCCTCGACAACCGCAGCCATGCACCTCTTCGCTGACGCGGAGATCCGCATGCGCGAGCACGACCCCGACGTGGACACGGACCTCTTCGTCGATCTCGCCGAGCCGGTGGCGGGCCAGGCGACGGCCTTCATCCCCCTCGGCAACTTCCGGCGCTTCGCCGCGCTCTACATGACGAGCGTCGGGACGGGCGGGCTGACGAAGTTCGCAATCCAGGCCGCCACCTCCGTGGCGGGCGCTGGCGCCGTGGACGTCGCCACGCACGCCGTCGGAAGCATTCCAAACGCCGTCGGCGACTTCCTCGTCCTCGAGTGCAACATCGAGCAGGTGCGCGAAGTGCTCGCCACGGCGACGCACATCGGCGTCCTGATCAACCTCGTGACCTCGACCGATGAGGGCGTCTGCACCTTCATTCGCGCCGAGCCCGTCTACAAGGTCGCGGGCCTGACGGCGGACTACGTCTCGTAACGCGCGACGCAACCAGTAGCG